GTTTCTAACCCATATTTTGTCGTAATCCATTCAGCAAAATCATACATACCGGGGAGGACCTGTTCCTCCTCATGTTTTTTGTCCGGTGGTTTCTTAATTTTCACTCTTCTAATATTGTAGGCTAGCGATTCATTAGTTGGCTCAGTTGCACACCCTCCTTTAGATACGTGTGTAAGCTCATAAATATTTCCAGCATGCCGTTGTAACGACCATTTTCTCTCAGTATATCTGTATTGACTATTAATGACTGTTTCAAGTATGTCACGTTTAAAGCCACGTTTCAATGCTTCCTGTTTCCTTGTAGCTATCGCTTTGAAGATAGCTAGTGGGTCGTTGGGTATAGCCATTTCTGTTGGACCGTGGACCAAAGTGGCTATCGACCTTGCCAAGTATTGACTGCCGTCTCCTATATTGTGATCAACCCGTAAGAATTCTGCAATAGACCCAAGATAGCATTTCGAGCTTTGAAACCTGATATTGTATATCTGCGCATTCTTTTCAATATTCTGTGTCTGTTTTAGTGTAGTCACAGCACCCAGGATATCATCACCACTGTGCGTCGTAGGGAAAGGTTCTTGCTCAGTCATCACCTGTGTATAGATAACGTTAAGCACCGTGTTCATAAATGTAGTTAATCGCCACCCTGAAAGTAATGTACCCTGTGCCCTATAACTACCATTGTGTCTATCTTGTATAACAACATCATCTAAAGACTTTGTCACCCAACCAAGAGCCTCAAGTTGTTGCGGTGAGAGATCTGCTTCGAATACTTTTCCATACGCTTTAAGAACTTGCTGCATAGCGCTCGTAGAATGTTGGGCATTAAAGTCTTCGAAATCAAAGCAATAAGGTACACCATTTTTCAGGACTTCACGCACGGTGGCGCCAACCCTGGCTGCTTCAGCCTCCTGAGCTATAGGTACTATGGTAGCTAAGGCCTCTTCGCAACCGTTCATTGCAAAACTAGATAATATAAAATTTGTGTTATCAACACTGTATATAGCTCGTTGCTTTCCCCATTCGTATTTAGTAGAAGCTCTAGCGACTATTTGCGGTGTTCTATTAGTGAAGAATTCCAGTTCCTTTCTAGGCATGGCACAGCATGCATACAATTTATTCTTTAGCATCGGGTCACTTGACACGTATTGCTGATCTTCAGTGTATTGTGAATGGTAAGCACCAGGTGGTGCCCATTGCCACCTCATTTTAAAATAGGTATCAAAATGACTTTTAAACGGTCGACCACCTCGTCTCTTGACCTTTTTAAATAACTCATGAGCCCGCTCTAGAATTTCTATGTCGCTGATGGTGACAGTGTTAGGATTGACCCGATGTTCTTTTTCGTTCTCCCAGGACACTGCACCAATGCCTCTATTCACTAAAACTTCGAATTCAAAAAATATACTACAGTCTATGCCACACAAATTTTGTATAGCTTTAAGCTTTAATGAAATCTCTTTTTTAACAGTCTTCGCAAAGTCTTCGAGACTATCGTAAGACCATGACCACAACGCTGACCTACTAATTAAAGTATAGTGTTCGTCTGGCATACCCAGTATCCATAGTAAAAAGCCTATCATTGCAGACTCACTCATCAACTGTCTATTTATCATATTGTACATCCACTCATACATGAACGCACAGCGTTCTTCTATAACTTTAATGTCTATATCGCGTAACTCGTTAATTGTCATGTGTCTCATGTGCCTCGCAGAGATCTTAGCATTATCTAACATTAGTCGTTTATTATAAACTTCATTAAACAGTGTCCTGTGTTCTGGCTTAGGCCCTCGCTGACGTGTTGTCTCATAGTGCTTAATACTATCGGTAGTTATATGCAACACGTGTGACATGACAGTACTGTTATCAACTTTACCAAAAGGAAATAAATTCGGCCCAAACTGGATACGGGACATACGTAACATGGCATGTTTTCCCATCGTCCTTAAGTCGTCGGTGAGCGAAACGTAACATGTAGTGGCTCGTAACATACTATTATATACACAAAGACAATACACCACATCAGTATTAAACTTGACATGTGTCCAACCATCAAGTCTGATACCGTATAGTACATCAAATAGTACATATCTGCAGTCAATAAAAGTTTTTTCTATAAGGGTATCACCTACTACATCTATGTACAAAAAAGCTTTAGATAGTTCTGCTAGACCCCGTTTTCTGTTATATTCTGGTCTATATCTGGCGGACCAACATCGTTCACCG